AGTGTGGTGGAAGCCGCTACGGACGCCGCTTGCGTGTAGGTATACGGTGCGCGCGTGCTGCCGGCGAGAGGAACCTGCGAGCTCGGATCGTAATAGAAAAAAGCGTCATTCCAGAGCGGTCGCTGCCAGGTGCCGGTGAGTGTCGAAGAACCCGGCCCCCCGAAATCGTTGACGACCTGGCTGTATGCCTCCGCCACGGTGACCCCAAAGATTTCGATGAGCACCCCGCCGCCGGGGACGGTGATCGTGACCGCGCCGCCGGAAACGACGCCGCTCCATGCCCCAATGGTGACCGGGTATTTATCCTTGTCGCTCCAAACATTGAAAATGGATTGCAGCGGCTGCGTGGTGAGCTGATTCTCGCGCACGCGGCCGAATCCCATAGTGCCAAGGAGCATGTCAACGTCAGCGACGTAAGTGGTGACGTTTCCACCCTTTTTTCCGCCCTTGAATTTTTTTGCTGAACTTCCGGAGCCTGACTTGAGGTTCCCGCGCCAAATCAGTCGCGGCGCGGTCTGAATGCGTCCCAGAATGATCGGCACGCATGCCGCCTGCTGCGAAGTGCGCAAGCGGACGCCGCCGGCTTGCGGCGAACGCATCCCTGTGGGTGATTTGAACATTTACGTTTTAGGAAAGGGATCGAAGAAAGCTTTCTCCCAGCCCATCCAGAGCGGGTCCAGATCTGCGCTGGAAATTGCCACTCCGCGTGCGGGACAAGCGTGAATCAACTGCGGCCAGGTCAGAACGATGCCGCCGGCCGAGAAGACGCGAACTCCATCGCCGCATTTCACGAGAGCAATGTCACCAGGCTGCGCCGAGCCGACCGTCGGGAGCTCAGCGGCATGACGTACGAGCCGATATTTGTAGTGCTCCTCGGCCGTGTTCATGTGCCAGTCTTTTCCGAAGAAACCGTATTCCTCGGCTTTGAAGATTCCGCAGGCCTCATATACCGCGGCGATGAATTGTGCGCAGTCGACGCCTGCGCCCTTGACTCGCGCTCCAAAATGAAAGGGCGTGCCGAGCCAGGTGCGCGCTTCCTCGAGGACTCGATCCCGGTCAGTCATCAGAACGCATCCACTGGATCTGGAACGCTTGGGAACCCGTCATAAGTCCCGGAAGATTCGGTGCTCACCGTGCGGCGTAGGGCGTAGGCGTCGAAACCGAAACCGAAGGCAAAGCCGAAATCGTAGGCCGTTGCGTCGTATGGAAACGGTTTGGCGAGCTGAAAAGTGATGTCGCCCCCAGCGCCTCCAGCCGTGACGCTGTGCGCGATCGGCCGGCGCATTCCCGTCAATGGCCCGAACTGCCAGACGACGAAACCGCCGTCGAAATAGCCGGTGGGAGGGCTATAAAATGGCGAAAACGTGTTCACCCCGATTAATCGGCTTGCGGACTGCGTTCCGTGAGTGCGGTCCGCCAGAAATCCGGACCATCGCACCGCATCCTGGTTTGCAAAACCACCGAGGCTCACGGCTGCATAAGCCATGGGATCCTTGGAGGCAAATCGCGAATTCGGCCCAATGAGCTGCGAGGGAACTTGTTGATCCTGCTGATCAATGATGGAGCCGACCTGGAAGGTGATCTCGCCACCGTCGACCTTCGCCTGATCGACGCAGCCAGTGTTCAGCAGCGTCACGCCATAAGTGTTTGCGTCGTAGATTGGTGGATTTCCGAGAGGCGGCATCACCACTTTATAGACGGAAACGAACGCGCCATCGAAGAACCCGTGCCGCACAGCTTCGAGCGCCCCAATATCCGGGGCGGCGGCGAACCATCCAACATGAGAGCCGGGCGCGACGATATCGCTCGCTGCCGGCGACCAGGTGACCTCAAAGCCCTGGTAATCCACGCCGATGCCGAAACTCATCGAACCGTGTTTGATCGCAGCGACGCGAAACGTTCCGAGCGGATTGTATTTGATGGCTGCAGGACAATCGGTCAGGAGAAACGTCTGCTGGTAGGGCGTCGGGTTGATCGATCCGCCGCCAACCCATAAGGCGACGTTATCCAGCCACTTCGCCAGCTTGATGACCACGAGCGTCTTGATCTCAGGCGTCAGTGTGCTCTTCAGAAGCGCCCTAACCGCCGCGCTCGAATCGGCGCCGCTGCCATCAGTGAACTTGCGCATTAGAGAGTTCGCGTGGTGACCAGTGAAATTTCCTGCAGCTCGTAAAGCTCGAACATGAACGCGTCGAAATCGGCGGCATCCTTCTCGAAGCGCACGCGGTAATACCAGGAAAAATCGGCCGTGACTGGCGCCGCCGGCGTGTCATGGAATTGCAGAACAACGCCCGGATACGATGCGCCGCCATAGGTGCGCGTCGGCGAAGCATCCCAATAGGAATAATGATTCGAAAGCGTCGGCGCCGCATTGTGCGCTTCAAAAACGACGGCGACCCCATTCGCTTTCACCGCCGTGAACGCATTCACTTCATAAATCGTCTCGAGCGTGCCGGTCACGGCGCGGACGAGTGGGGCGTAATTGTTCGCGTCCACGGTGAGCACCTGGCCAGTGATGCTGGCGTCGGCGGAGTTCTTCGTCAGCGAGGAAAGATCGAGCAGGAAGGAATCGAATGCGCCCCTCCGAGCACGGAAGAACGCGCGTAGGGTGCTCAGCTCGTCGAGGCTGGGCTGATTTCGCAGGAACTCATACTGCAGTTTGAAGTGGAAGGTGGGATCCGGGCCTTTGGAGATCGTCGTCTCGTAGCCAGGCGCGGCCGAGGGATAGACTATGGTATCGAAGAGCTCGCCGAGTGTGGTGCCCCACATCAGCCCCGGCAAATTTGGAAAAACGGCATTGCTCACAGGCTCAATCCGACGCTGCGGGCGATCTTGCGGCGCGTCATTTTGGCGATGACGCTAGGATCTTGAGCCGGGCTGTGCGTGCCGTGGTAGGTCGGAGAATAGTTGATATCTCCAAAGCTTACATTGCTGCCCGATCCGCCGCCGGAAGCTGCAGGGGCCGTGGCTCCGGACCCGCCGCCAAGCAGACGCTGGAATCCTAGCGATAGTGACGCCGGCAGGACCATTTCATTTTTGTGGATAAACGCGAGCTGCTCTTCCCCGCTCACCATTCCATCCTTTGCAGACGCGAGACTGCCAAATGCCATAACCGCAGTGAATGTCGCCGCGGCGGCGACTGCGCCGAGAACCGGCCCGATCACTGGAATGCCGGCCATTGCCTCATAAGCCTTTGCGGCAGCGGCGGCGGCGGAGTGGGCGATTTGTTTCAGCGATGAAATCAGGCTGATGGATTGACTCTGCGTCGCGGCCGCCGTATCGCTTGCCACAATCCCCTCGTTCGTCGTGGTATGGATTACCAGCTTTGCGACCTCGTGCTGTAGCCAGGAGACCGCCATCTTCGTGAGGCTTTGCACGAAGGAAGTCACCAGGCTGTTCCACATGTCCTGCATTCCCTTGGCGAACGATTTCGTTCCGGTCAGCATCCCGTTTATCGCCGTCTGGAAGCCCTGTGAAATGTGCTGGAAGAACTGATCGAATCGCTGCATCGATTCCTTGACGCTTTGGGTGTCGAGCTGCGCGAGTTTATTATTGTGCTCCCGCGTCAGGTTTTCGATCTGATTCTGAAGCTGCCGAATCTGCACCGGCGAGAGCGTGGGGTCCTGCTGCATCAGGACCAGTTTCTTCTCGAGCGCAGCCTTCGTGATTTCGTATTCCTCATCCTCGAGCGCTCTCAGAGCTGCGATGCGTTGCTGAGCGCTGATGCGATGGAGGTCGAAATCGGCCTGTACGTTTTGCCGCTCGATCCCGGTCTTCGACAGGCCAACGATCTTTGCCTGCTCGATATCAAGTTCCTGCAGCTTCAGGCGCTCCTGCGAGGCCTGGCGAGTGGCATCGGTGACGCGCTGCTGCTGCTTCGTGTATTCGGCCGTTTGCTGCAGCCCCAGCGCGGCCAGTCTATTGAGCACGGCTTGCTCTGCGGCGACGCGCTCCTCGGAGCCCTTTCGCGTGGCGTCCACTTTTTGCCGCTCAGTTTCTACGGCCGCCTTGCCTTGCTGGTCGGCATATTCGCGCGTTGCTGCGACGAGCTGCGTCTGCAACCGCTTGAAATCTTCGGTTTGGTCGGCACCGATGGCCTTCAGGTGACTGACTTCCTCCTGAAGGATCGCCACGCGCTCAGCCGAGCCCTGTTTCGTCGCCGCCAGGCGTTCGCGCACGGCATCCTGTTCGTTTTTCAGCGATTCCTTATCCGATGCACGTTCGGCAGAGCGCAGTTCGTGGAGAACCTCGGCATAAAGTTTCGTGCCAGCCTCGACGGTCGCGAGTTTTGCTTGCCAAAACGCGGCCTCATCGTCCTTGCTCAGCTCGTGAAAACCGTCCTCGTCATCCTTCTTCGCCTGCAATTCGGAGCGCCAATCCGCGAGCCGAGTGTCTTTCCCGCCGGTCCCGGGCAGATCTTCGCCGCTGGCGCCCTTGGGGACCGTCGGAACTTTCGCGTCGCCCGTTATGGAATTGAAGTCGTTCTTCACTGTCGCCCAGGACACGCTGACGTCCTTGGCGACGCCTTTCCAGGTATCGCTGACCTTGCCGCCGATCGCCCTGGCATCGGCCTCGAGCGCGCCGAAATTCCCCGTCGTGGCGTCGTAGATCAATTTGCCGGCGCCCTCAATTCCCTGAAACACCGTAACAAGCACGCCGCCGATCGCGTCCAGTAACGTGACGACGGCAGCGGCTGCGCCCTCGAAGGCGGCAACTATTCCACCGATACCCTTGAGGACATAGGGAAGCGTTTCGCTAGCAAACGCACGCATCGCGACCGAGAGCTTTTCGGTCTGGGCATGCCACCGCAGCGCGGCCTCTTCGTTTTCCTTGCTGATGCCGCTCACCTTGCCGGCCTCTTCGACCTCTTCCCGGAACGAATCGCCCAAGGCGGCAAAAACCGGAATCAGCGCCCGGCCACCTTTGCCGAAAATGTCGACGGCTGCCGTGTTCTTTTCGGCAGAGGAGCCGACGGTTTGAAATCCTTCGGCGACACGGAATAGCAATTCCTCGGGAGTCAGCGTTTTTAGCTCATTGACCGAGAGCCCAACCATCTTGAAGCCTTCAATCTGTTTAGCCGAGCCAGTGACTGCGGCCTCCTGCGCTTTCAGCATTTTGCTGAGTCCGGTCGAGACGGCATCGAAGTCACCGCCCATTTCCTTCACGACGTCATGCAGGCCACCGAGCGTGGGTGCGGCAATGCCCGTCGTGAGACTTAGATTTCGCATCTGTATGGCGAAATCCGCGGCTTCGCTTTCCAGGTGCCCGAATATGCCTCCGACAATTCCGATGCCCAAGAACCCCGTGGTCATCTTCTCGAACGTTTCGCTGGTAATGGCGCTCAATTCTTTCAGGGAGAGCGCTTCTATTTCGTTGGCGCCGGCGGCTTCGAGCTGCGCTGCAGAAAGCGCTGCGCTCGCTACCGCGGCTTTCTCTTTCGCGGCGGCGAGTAGGCCAACGGCCGCGGCATCGTCCGCGCCGGCTTTGCGCGCGAGATAGGTTGCCGCGCTCACTTCCTTTAGCGCGGAATTGTATGCCAGCGTGGCTTGCGCGACCTCCTTCCAGCTCGCATCGACCTCGAGGGCCGCCGCGCGAGTGTCGTCGCTGATTCTTGACACGGCGCGAGCCGCACCGGTACTCGCCTCCTGGAAAGACACGAGCATCTTGTCCAGCGATTCCTGAGTAACCTCGCTGGCCGCGGTCATGCCGGCCTGGACCTGTGCGACGTCTACCGTTGCGCCGATGGTGAATGAATTGTCAGGCATGTTTGCTCATCAGTGCGGTTTGCTCTTCGGCCCAATCCGCGAGGGCCACGAGATGCGGCGGCATTTCTTTCGAAACTCCGAGTGCTCCTGGAGGCATGGCATCAGGGCCGTATAGCAAGCCGGAAATATCCTTGCGGTCGCTTTCGCTCATGCTCCTCTTCGAGCGGCGAGGTGCATCCATTTTCAGGAAAGCCGCACGCAAAACGAGATGCGATGGTGGAAAATCGGCCCAGTAATCGAGCAGCTCGGCCACATCGCCCATGCTCGCGGCCTCAATCTGTTCGAATGTCCATCCGGTAACAGTGACGAGCGTTCCGTAGATCCACGCCCAATCTATGCCGTTGCCGGCCGCGCTTCCCCCGGCCGTGCCACCTTCATGCCGCTGGCCGCCTGCACCGCGCGCATCACTTCTGCAAACGTGGAGATGTCCAGAGCATCGAGCAAGTGATCGTCTGTGACGTCCGGATAATTCCGCCGCAGAGCCATGCCGATCACCGGGACGAATCTAGACATGCGCTCGACAGCATTGTCCGGATTGACTTCACCGACAGGTTCCGTCAGCAGCTTGATGTTGTCCCGAAACTGGCGAACAGAGAGTGGCGGCACGATCCATTCGCGACCGTCGAAGAACACGGCGATGCCGCGATATTTCACTTCCGTGGGAGAGTCCAAGTTGTCCTCGATTTTAAGCGCGAGAAAACGAAAGGGCGTCGCACCCGACGCCCTCATTCAATCGCGCGAATTTGTGATGCGAACTAGAACAGGTCGCCGTAGATTTTGCCCAGCGTGTCCGTGGCATCAGTGCCGGCGTCGAAGGTGATATCAGCCATCCAGAAATCTTCATGCTTCGTGGCCAGGCTCAGTTGCCCGAGCGTGCACGAATACAGTTCGATTCCCAGGCGCTTGGTGCGGAAGGCGCTGAACAGGAACATGCGCAACTCCGGCGCATAGCCGAGGCTCTGATTGGCTAATGTGATGGTGCTGCCGACGGCTGCGACGGTGTAGCTATAGGAAATCTTAACGGTTTTTGTCGTGTCGGCCGCAGCAAATGTATACACGCCGGCGGCGACGCTGTATTGGCCAGTGGCGGGCGCAGAGGGGACTTTCGTCATCTGCAATCCGCTCACCGTGTCGATCACGCCATAATCGGTGACGAATTGGGCGCTATTGGTGACCGTAACCTGAAAAGGGCTGCCTGGAATCGTGCCGGCTTCGTCTTCAGCGATCGTCGTCACACCCGCCGCCGCAGTTTGCCCAAAATAGAGCTGATTGAGCATGTTCGGGTCGAATGAAGCGATCTTCGCCTTCCCGCTCACGTCAATCTTCCCGCGCGCCTTCGCCACAGGAAACTGCTTCGTGCCGAATAACTTTTTCAGATCCGCTTTAAATTCGATAGATGCATCCTGCAGCACACCGAATTTATAGGGAGTGGGGTTTGTGGCGAGGTTGCCGGCATTGGGAAGGCCGAACAACACGCCCGTTCCGAATTGGATATTCATCGATTTTTCCTTGTGCGCAAAAATTTAGGCGCCCGGTGGCCGGGTGCGGCCTCTGAGCGCCTGGTGAATTCCCGTAATCGCGCTGGTTACGGGACGAGAATGTGGACCGGAATAATCGCCACGGCCTGCTGGCCGAAAACGCCCGGGTCGATGTCGGATTGCCCCTCAATCCACAAACGATCGACTAGCCCCCCGAGCGTCTGCACCGGAGTCGATGCATTATCGGGAGCGATTGCGTCTTCGATTTGTCCGATCAAGATGTTGAGCAGCGTCGTGCCATCCGGCCTGCTGGCGGTGTCGTAGACATACGCCACTAGCATTGCGTGCATGATGAGCTTGCCGCTCGTGCCCCTGGGATGCGGCTGCTTTTCTTCCGGGCCTTGCACAACGAAAAGCGCTGGCTGCATTGCGGTCGTGAGCGTCGGCGGCATCATGTGGCGCCGGCCGATTGTGGTCACGTTCGTGCCGAGCTTCGTCTTTAGCCGCAGGAACAGAGCGTCCAGGATGGCATCGCGGTCGGTGGCCAATTAATTTAATCCTTAGAACGAACCTTTCCGCGTATGTGTCACCAGGTCATCGACCACTTCAGTCTCCTCGCCCGGCCAATGCGTGAATGTCGCCGATGTTGGCGCAAATCCCCGTGCTCTCAGTTCGGCAACGAAATTTCTGGCCAAGCAATCAGGGCAGGTCGGAAGTCCGCATCCCTGCACGATTCCGCCATCCTTGATTTCCCGCTGACATCCATGCCCGCCTGCCGCCTCGACTTCAATTTTGAAATTTCCCATTGAATTCTCCTTTTTAGAGTTGCGCCTCGGCCAACCGCGCGCGAATCGTTGCGATGATTTGCGTTTGCTGTTCGCGCAGCGATACGTTCAGAAAGGGCTTTGGCGCGATAGTGAACTCAGCCAGGTGATTGGTGAACACGATGTCCCCGCCAGGTACGGAAAAAACGCGCAGCTTCCCTTCCACTGCCGGGTGATGCGTGCCGAACTCCTGCCAGAGACCGAGATTTGGTTGCCCCTTTGGCTTTGCGGCCACGGATCCATGAACCTGCTCTTCGGTGGCCTTCACCCGGACGCTCGCGAGTACCGCCTCGGCCAGGTCACCCGTGCGGCGCTGGATGGGACTGCCCGATAACTTGGAGCTGACGATGAACTGCGCCAAATCGTGCATCGCGGTGTCCATCCCGCTGCGAATTGAGGCGGTGATGCGGACGCGGACCTGTTCCATGTAAGCCGCGAGCTTAGGGCCAGCTTCGGGCTCGATCGTGAAAGTCAGCATCAGGCTGTGACCCCGACTTTCTCCATGCAGGAGAGCGTCATCCAGATGTGCCGAGACTGATAATCGCTGACGGTCAGCACCTCGAGAACTTTGCCCTCGAAAAGCACACGACGCGTCGCGTCTAGCCCCGCGATGTACCGGATCGTGACGCGATGGGTTTCTTGGGGGATCAGTTGCGTCATGCCGACAGCGCTATTCCAGGAGCGGTCACCGCCGAGCTTCTTGCTGCCGCCGAGCTGCTCGATGAAGGCCGGAACGCGGTCGAATTCCAATTGCCATTCGGGATTCGGCTGCCCGTGATCGTCGAGCGGGCCCTGATTCTGGATAGAGATCCGCGAGATCAGGTCGCCGGCGTGAATTGTCGGATCGTATGACGCCATTTAGTTGTCCCTCGCGGTCACGGATAAGGACCGCTCCCAATGGCCGGACCCTGCTGTGGGCGATGCGAGATCGATTTTTACCGTATAACGGTCGCTCTTCGGCAACCCCATGGATGCCGGCAGGAGAGCTTTGTAGTTTCCACCGGCGACCACGGTACCGTTTTCCATCATGAGCGGGCCGGCAACATAGGAAAAAGCGAACGGCCCGGCCACCGAAGCCGCTTCCAGAGCCCTATAAATCGTCACATTACCCGTAGCATCCGTGATCCAGATCGGGGTGTTCGAGGGGGCCAGGCCCTTGCTCAGTCCGAAGACCACTAGAAATTCGTCATTCAGTTCACACGCGATCAGTGCGCTCATGAAATCATCTCGATATCCTCGGCTTGGATCGCCGGCAGCGACTCGATATCTGCCGCCTTGATGCCATGGGTCAACCAGATTCCGGTCGTTCCCAACGCAGCTAGGGTCGTGATTCCCATGATTGCCAGCGCGCCCTGGACGGCCCCACTGCCAGATGATGCTGCCGAATCGGTGAACGAAGCCGAATCGCCAGAGCTGCGCGCGAGCGCCACACCGCGGCCCGCCGAATCCGTGAATGAAACCGAATCGCTCGACGCACGCGACCGTGCCGTTGCATTGCGGACGGCGGCGTCGCTGAAAGACTGACTGTCCGATATGCTGCGGGGCGCGCCGACCAAACGCGCCAGCGAGTCACTGAACGAAGCCGAATCGGAAGAGCTGCGCGCGAGCGCCACACCGCGGCTCGCCGAATCGCTGAAGGAAGCCGAATCGCTTGACGTGCGCGCGAACGCCATTGCGCTGCGGACGGCGGTATCACTGAACGATTGGCTGTCCGATGCGCTGCGAGGTGCACCGACCGCGCGCGCCGCCGAATCGCTGAACGAAGCCGAGTCGCTTGAGGTCCGTGCGACGGCGACGTTCTGTATCGCCGACTCCAAACCGCCAAGAAGCTCCTCGGAAAATTGCGCGGGCAGCGAGTAACCAGATGTTCCGAACAGCTCGAGAATTGTTTGCAGTTCCGGGTCAAAAAGCGTCGGCTTCGGAATAAAGAAATCGACCGCGCTGCTCACGCTGCCGAGCAGATCATCGTCAAACCGCCCAAGCGGTGGAGCTGCGCCGTCGAACTTATCCAAGGCACCTGTGAACTGTGCATCGAATAGACCAAGCGTCGCCATCTTTTTACCGTTTAGGCATACTCTTCGATGATGATCACGCCGGCGCCGCTTGCGCCTCCGGCCTGCGCCGTAGCTGTGGCAAGCGTGCAGCTTCCGCCACCGCCGCCCCCGAATCCGACGGCAGCTCGTCCGGGCGTTAGGTTGGCTATCGCCGACCCGCCGCCGGCACCATATGCCGTGGAACCACCAGCGCCACCTTGTGCTGATGTCGCGGAAGAGATACCCGTTTGCCCAGGCGCGCCGGCGCCATTCAGATCGCCGTTCGTCGATTGCGCAGATTCTGCTCCGCCAGCCACCGAAGTGGCGGCCACGGCAAGCGCGCCTGCCGTTCCAGCCTTGGCCGTGATCAATGTGGTGCCATCGGTGAACGTCGTGGCGTTTCCAGCGGTGCCAGCCGCGCCGGATGTGCCGTTCACCGAGGCGCCGATCGCTACGGTGTAGGTCGTGTTCGGCGTCTGGTTGGTATAAAGTTTCTCGACATATCCGCCGGCACCGCCGCCGCTACCAGCCGTGCTGGCGGTCGCGGGATTTCCGCCGCCAGAACCGCCGCTCCCAACACAACGAACTCGGAGCGTTCTTGTTGCTGCTCCGCTCACGTGCGTCGTTCCAGACGTTTTCACCGTTACGGAGAGCAAACGCCCCGCCGTTGCCGACAGCTTGAGCCCGCCAGAGGCATCCAACACCTGGAATCCAAGCGTGTCGAAATACTGGATGGTTTCGCCGGCGAGCAGCGTGTATTTGAACAGCGTCACAGGCGTGCTTCCGTCCGTGTGCTGAATAGTGATGACATCTGACGCCGAAGCATCCGAGTTATAAATCGTAAGACTCTTGATGTTCCTCTGCGTGCTTGCGCCAGGGGAGCCAACCACCGTGGTCGTCGTTGCTGAGCTGATAGAGCTATTCGTAAGGCCCGGAGTGACTGACCCCGAAGCGTAGTCCATATAGGAAGCATGAACTTTGATTACTTGAGTGCCACCTGTGATGATTTGTAATAGATGATTCGTGCCGGTTAAAAGAAGCATTGGGCTGTCCGTCCTTCGAACTCGACGTTTAGAAGTTGATGGTCCAGGTGATGCTGATGGTGTCCCCGTTGGCGTTGACTGTGGCCGTAGAGCTGAGCAAAGTCTCGAGCACAAGCGTGCCGGCGGACGAGGCATTGAATAGCCCCACCTTGGCGATGACCTTGCTCGAGGAACCGGTGTAGGTGAACGTTTTGGTGAACGTGGTCGTGCTTGAGGCCGCCGTATGCGAATGTGATGCTGATGCGCGGGCTAGGCCGTTGGTCGTTTCTTCGCTCGTGAGCGTGGTGTCGGTCGCACCTGGCGCGGTGGCGTCCGTGGTCACGCCGATGAAGGTGGCACCAGCTCCGCCGGGTGAAGTAGTGAATAATTGCGTGTCCCAAAAATCCGCACCGCCATTCACGCGCATGTTCGTCGTCTTGCTGCGGCTTTTGACGTTGCCGGCTTTGTCGCGCACCACTACTTCCACCACGTTGCGCAACCTCAAATGGTCCTGCGCCGCGCGGCTCTTACGTGTGAAGGCTCCCACGAGTTCGCTGAAGTTCAATCGGTCGATCATTTCATTTGCTCCCTCAACGCGTAGGTGAAAAGTCCACGACGCGCTGGCTCCAAATCAAAGTTTGTGTATGGTCCGGAATCGGGTTGATGACCAGATGGCTGACCGATTCGCGGTTCTGATACCAGGTGCTGACGAGCTGCATCATGGCCACCTTCAGCGCAGCGGGAGCGTCCGCGGCGTCATCGCCATAGCCTGCGGTGAAAAAGACGTCCACGGCGTTCGGGACGTGCTGCGTCAGCGGCCAAACCTGCAAATTAAGAGGCAAAAGCCGCGGCGGCTCCGAGTCGCGGTCCATGATGAAATCCCCGGTCGGCGCGGTGCCTTTATTCGTCCAGGTCAGGTCTCCGTCAGTAGTCGTTCCGGCGAGCGTTGCGTTCCATGTGGGCGTGTTAGCGCCTGAATCCGAAGATCCGCCGGTCTCGGACTCTGTGACGGC